CTGATTAGTATTTCTCGCTACGTTTCTTATCTAAATAAATGATAAATTTATTTAGTGCAGAACATTAGGGCTTTCCCCTCACGAATTATCCTAATCTAATATAGATAATTCTAACTAAGCAACATGGTTTCACTGGAGGATCATATAGATCTAAAGATGAATCCAAGAATTAGTTACTTTCTTGTTGGCTTTTAACCTGATCCACCCGCTTCTCTTTAAGGCGTCGAACTCTTTTAATAAGTTTAAAGGCAGTTCTAGCCCAAGCACGGAACAATCTAACTTGATAGGGCAACTTTTTAGTTGACCCTACCCCCGTAATAAGGGGTTTAAGTTTATAGATGTCTGTACTAGGGATAGCTTTATCATTTAAAATCTGCAAATATAACTGTAAGGCCTCCTGGAAAGTTTGAGGTTTATTAGAATTAATAAAATCTCAAAGTTTCGGAAGGACTTGACTCCACAATTTGGAGTTAAGTACTGCTGTCTCATGCAGTCCCCATAAGTCATATAAAGACTTCAATGATCCTTTGAATTCCGGAGCGCAATCCAACTCTTTCAACTTGATGAAGAAAGAAGTTGTGTTGAGCTTTTGGAAATCTTGGGCCAAAGCCTGTAGGGACTCAGCTAAGGGTTTGAGAGTTTGCTCTTTGAAATCATTGAGTAAACCATCAAACACTTTAGGCATTGTTCCTATCAGACTCAGGTGTTGAGTATTAAAATCAAGTTTAGCTATATTAGCAAGTCAAACAAGTTGACAAGCATGATTTAGCTTACGGAATTTCTTCCGTCTTGAAATATACCCAAAACCTAAAATACGGAATTGTCTTACTAAAGACAATCCATATTTCTTAGCAAAGGCAGACCAGGCTGACAAGTCATTCAATGCTGTGTTAAGCTCCAGTCATGAGACTGGGGAGACATTAACACCATGGGAAAAGGTGTTCTTAGCAAACTCTAAACCAATCCCTTTAGGGGAGAGGATAGATTTGTGAAGACCACACTTAACTCCCATTTCATCTAGGAGACGGAGGTATTCCTCCATCACCTTCTTGTCAGCCAAAACTAAATCATCACCTAATATTGCATAAAAGGTGAATAATTTATTTCTCGGTCTTCCTGACCTTCAAGCAGCCAATTGGACCAGATAATGATGGAAAAGTGCAAGCATCGCTCAACTCGATAAAGCCCCCATCGGTTGCCCGACGGAGTATTTAACCGAGCAGTTTACATCAAATTTCTCTGATGAAACAAGATATGAGCGATTCACTAGGATACCTAGTCACTTCTGACCGAATAACTTAAAGTCATCTTTAAAAAGAAGATCTAGAAGTCTAGCTTGCATCACTGCAGGCAATCGATCAGTAGCAGAAC